CCCAGACTGTTTTTGTTAGCAGGGTTATTGATAAAGGCTTCACATTGTTTGATGAACTGCTCACTCTCAGATCTTTCGATTGGTTTGTTACTTGAGGTTGTAGCTGGTTTGCTGTCCTCAGTTTTTAACCATGCCTTATCTTTATCGTATAAAGAAAGGCCGAAGGAGTCTCCAAATTGCATCAAGGCACGTTTTCTGGCATCACTCTCAGCTTCTTTTATTGCTGATTCATGCTTATCACCAACACCACCCATGCGGCCATGCCCTGCTCCTGTGCCTTCTCTGACAATATTATTACCAACAGTAATTCTTACCTTTGCTATGTAAGAGACACATTTAGGATCTTCAAAGACTAAAGATGTTTCTATAGTTTCAGAACTCCAGCCATCAAAACCAAAAATGCGGTTGGCTTCCTGTATAACGTGCCAGCTTTCAAGATAAGCCAGTTGTTGACCGCCTCCACCATTACGGAAAGAGACATTTTTTTTGTTAATTTTTTGATTTAACAGTTTTTTCTGTTCTTCATTAAAACTCATTTTTCTAAAGGGGTTGTAAATGCCCATCGGGGCAAGGATAAAGATTGAACACCTGTTTGACACCAGCTTGGCCAATCATCAAGCAGGCGACATTCGGCAATTTTATCTAATGCACTTCTACTTAAGTTTTGACCTTCTTGCAATGCTTCCTCATCAAGTTCCCACAAACCAACATCAAATGGATATTCAGATTGCACTACAAGAAAAATAAATCTTTTGGCCTGTGGTATCCCATTTAAGTAATGCTTGGCCTGTAGATGGTACTTAAAGTTTGCTACTGCCTTTGCAAAGTCTCTTGGGTTTGCTCCTGATCTACTGGTCTTTAAGTCAACGATAGTATCCTTGTTTAACCAATCAGGTCGGCATTTACAGGTGATGCCAGAAATGTCATCATCCCACCAGTATGACTTTTCAGCCACACCGAAGCTTAGTAACTTCTTGGCATAAGGTTCAGCATATACAGCATCACGCATTTTAATGGCATTAGACCAATCTGTTTCAGTTACAGCCGTCATGCCTTTCTCTTCAGCGTCTTTTGCTTCCTCCTTACCTTTCTTTGTAGTTCTGGAACTAACAACGATAAAACGCTTTTCCAAGTCGTCAGGTTCTAAAATCGCACAATGAGTCAATGTTCCTAAGATCATTGCATTTGTTGGCTTATGTTCTGGCCGATCTGGATTAAGAAAAGAGTTCCAGTAAGCTTTTGGGCCATGAGCAACCATTACCTTTTGCATTGATGCTGAGATAGCAGAATCAGCATGATAATTTTCGTTTGATATTTGGGTTGATCCTGTTGTCATTATTTAAATCCCAAGTAAGTAGAGCCTTTATGTTGAAGAATTGTAAAAGTAGAAATGTTTTCACAATCTTCACAGGATAGCTCAATAGAAATAGCACCTCTACATCTTGAACTAGGATTTTCTTCTTTCAATGTTTTTTCAATTTTTAAGTTTTTATATTCATCAGAAACAGTGATACAGTCGCTTTGCTGATCCTCATTTGTTGACCAAATTCGATAAGCTCGCTGATGTAAATATTCACCATTACAAAAAGGACAGCAAAGAAATTCGTCATAAAAACTCGTCATGGTCTGTACTCCTCAGAGTGTGGGCCGTATTGCATATAGATGCGAGGCCATGTTCTTAAAATTAAAGTCTTATCATCAGGCA